CTCTTTTCGAGGTCGGATGACGTTTTCATCTAACATTTCGGGCCTCATTGAGTGCCCGCTGTGCGGCCGGAGCGCGGGTGCCATCGGCAAGGGCGAGCGTGCGTGCCAGCGCTGCCGCTCGGAGCTGTCGCCGACGCATCTACAGGCGTGGCGCGAGGCGATCGGCATGACGGTCGAGCAACTCGCCGAGCTCGTCCGCGTCACGCCGATGACGGTGCACCGTGCGCTTCGCGGCGAGCCGATGGGGAAGCGCACGGCGCAGCGCCTCGGGCGCGTGACTGGCATCTCGGCGGAGCTGCTGCGCGCAGGCGAGCCGTCGCCGTTCGCGAGGCGCGTGTGACGAAGCGCAAGCCTCCCGCGAAGCCGAAGTCGAAGCCCGCGAGCAAGGGGCGCTCGAAGCGACCGGCCGGCCGAGGGCGTCGAGGTCCAGTGTCGGACGCGGCCGCGCTCGACGCGCTGCGCTCACTCGATCTCGACTGGGCGCGTGCCTCACGGCGGGCGCTCGTCCGGCTGTCCGAGTTCATCGTCGAGCAGGTGGAGGCCGGGACGCTCGACCCGCTCGTCGCGGTCGGCGCCTTCCGCACGCTCTCGTCAGCGATCAACGACCGAGATGCCGTGGTCGATGTGGCGCCAGCGGTGAAGACGTGAGCCTCGAGATCATGCGCAGGCTCGACCGCCTGCGCCGGCTGCGCGCGAAGGTGGATGCGCGCCGGGCGCTCGTCGACGAAGATGCCGGCGACCCCGGCCCGCTCATGCAGTTCGTGCCGCGCGTCTCGCCCAACTTCCGGGAGCCGTCGCACCTGCCCGAGCTCGTCGCCGACATCGAGCGCGCGGCGGCTGAGCCGATCGAAGTCTGCCACTCAGTGCCGGTGCGTCACGCGAAGACGACGACGCTGAAGCACGGAGTCGCGTGGTGGCTTCGCCGAGATCCGACCGAGGCGATCCTCTACCTCTCGTACGCCTACTCCTTCGCAGCGCTGCAGGTCGCTGACGCGCACTCGATCGCGGTGCGTGCCGGCGTGCAGATGGGACGCATCCAGCGGCATGGGGAGTGGACGACGCGCGCGGGCGGCGTTGTGGTCGCGGCCGGCATCGGAGGTCAGCTCACAGGGCGCGGCTTCACGAAGATCATCATCGACGACCCGCACAAGAACCGCGCGGAGGCGGAGTCGCGGGTCATGCGCGAGCGCGTCGTCGAGGGCTTCTTCAACGACATCTATACGCGGCGCGACCCTCGCGGGACGAGCGTGCTCAACGTGCAAGCGCGCTGGAATCAGAACGACCTCTACGGCGTGCTCACGCGCAGCGCGCGCCCCTTCGCAGCGCGCAACACGCCCGCCCTCGACGAGCAGGGTAGAGCGCTCGCACCATGGCTCTTTGACGAGCGCGCGCTCGAGGAGATCCGCGAGACGGTCGGCCCCTACACGTGGGCCTCCCTCTACCAGGGGCAGCCTCGCCCGCGCGGTGGTGCGCTGTTCGTCGACGTGACGCTCGTCGACCAGGTGCCGCACGCGCAGGCGTGGAAGTGGGGCATCGGCATCGACCTAGCGCGCACCGCCCGCACGCGCAGCGACCACCACGCGGCCGTCGTGATGCGCCGGTGCGACGACGGCATGCACGACGTGCTCGAGGTCGCGCGCACGCGGGGCACGATCACCGATCGTACGCGCGACGGCGAGGTTGTCGACGCCGGCTTCATCCGCGAGCTCGCGCGCCTCGTCCGCGCGTACCCCGGCGCTGGGCTCGTGATGTACGCGAGCAAGGGCGAGGAATGGCTCGTGCAGTTCGTCGAGCAGCTCCTCGCAGCGGCGCTCGAGCAGCCAGTGAAGATCAAGGTCCGAGTCATCGAGTCGCGCGACAAGTGGATGCGCGCGCAGAGGTACTCGGAGGCGTGGAACGCGGGGCGCGTGCGCATCGCTGCGCCGCATGAGCGAGACGGCTGGCAGGGCCCGTTCATCGCTGAGCACGTCGAGTTCACCGGCCTCGCCGGGCAAGAGGACGACCAGGTCGACGCGGCCGTTGCCGTCCACGACGACCTCAACGCAGAGAGCGGCACGACACTCGCGGAAGCGATGGCAGGAGTACGACTATGAATCTCGTCGAGGCGATGCAGGAGCGGCAGGACGACTGGCAGAACACGCAGCTCGGGATGGGCGGCGGCACGAAGGACCTGTCTGCGCAGACGCGCTACGGGATCCGCGCGGCCATCGACGACTACATGCTCGAGGCGATGTTCGTCGAGGACCACTTTGCGGCGACGATCATCGGGGCGAAGATCTCGGAGGCGATGCGCCCCGGCTGGGATCTCGTCGTGCCCGGCGAGCCGAGCGAGGCCGCGCGGGTGCGCGACGCCTACGCGGTCGCCGAGCAGGAGCTCGACGTGCGCGGGGACATGGCCGAGGGCGCGGCGTGGGGTCGGCTGTTCGGCGGCGCGCTCACGTGGATCGGGGCGGACGACGGCAGTGGAGACCCATCGACACCGCTCGACGAGAGCGCGATCAAGGCTGTGCGGTTCGTCCACACCTACGACCGGCGCCAGGTGCAGATTCAGAGCTACTACACCGACCCGCTGCATGCGTCGTTCGGCCTGCCTGAGATGTACCGGATCACACCTGTGATCTCGGGCGGCTACGGTGCGGGCGCGGTCACGGTGCACGAGTCGCGCGTCGTGCGCTGGGGCGGCCAGCCGACGACGGACACGCGCCGGCAGAGCCTCGGCGGCTGGGACGACAGCGTGCTCGAGCGCTGTTGGGACGCGCTCAAGGCCGTGGGCGAGAACTACTCTGCGCTCTCGCTGCTGATGCAGCGGATCTCGCAGGCCGTCTACAAGATCAAGGGCCTGTGGTCGATGCTCGCGGGCAAGGACAAGGAGCGGCTGTTCACGCGGCTCTCGATGCTCGACGCGACGCGCTCGAGGGCGCGCGGGCTGGCGCTCGACACCGAGGAGGACTTCGTCAACGTGACGACGCCCGTCGGTGGCGTGGAGCTGCTGATCGATCGCGGTGTGCTGCGCGTCGCTGCATGCGCCGAGATGCCGGCGACGGTCCTCATGCGACAGGCACCCTCGGGCCTGAACTCGACGGGCGCGGCGGACCTCGAGCTCTGGTACGCGAGCGTCGAGCAGTGGCGTTTGCTCGAGCTGATCGCGCGCCACGAGCGCATCGCGCGGCTCATCCTCCTGAGCCAGTCGGGCCCGACGGGAGGCGTCGAGCCGGAGACGTGGCAGATCGTGTACCGCCCGCTGCGGATGCCGACGGCGACCGAGCGCGCGACGCTGCGCAAGACGCAGGCGGAGACGGACGCGATCGAGATCGACAAGGGGATCATCCCGCCCGAAGCGGTCGCGCTCGCGCGTCACACGGGCATGGGCACCGACGAGGTCGTCAAGCTCGACGAGGCAGAGGTGCGCGCCGCGCTGCAGCGTCGGCGCGATCTCGCGAACGCGCCGCCGAAGGACAACGCGGAGCTCGGCACCGTCGGCGCGCGCGCGGGCGGCGGGCAGATGGACATCATCGAGCGCGTCGCGCGTGGCCGCATCCCGCGCGCGAGCGGCAAGGCGATCCTCGTGCAGACGTTCCGCCTCAAGGACGAGGACGCCGAGCTGATGCTCGGGCCCGTCGACTTCGTGCCGTCGCCGGTGGGGCCCGTGGATCCGCAGTCGTCGTCGCCGGCCAAGGGGTTCGGCGCGGGCGCGCCGCCGAACCTGCCAGGCGTCAACGAGGGCGGGCGGCCGTCGGCGGGGGAGTGATGTCCGCTGAGCGCGAGAAGCTCACGATCGCCGTGACCGTGAAGTGCGACGAGAGCATGGTCGCGGCGCTCGACAATCTGCAGCGCGAGCGCGAGCTCGAGCTTGGGATACCTCTCACGCGCGGCGTGCTCATTCGGCTCTTGCTGCGAGCGCAGCTCGGCACGAAGTAGCGTCGTGAGCGCGCGTGACCGATAGCATCGGAACCGTCCAGCAAGCTTCTGGTTTACTTGGTCCGACCAGGTAAACCACGCGACCCCTCCACAGCGCCGATCCGCCGCGTCAGTGTCCGGCTCGTGAGCCCGCTGGTCATCCGCTGCGACGACGCCGACGAAAGCGCACCCGTGCTGCGCTTCGACGCTGGCGCGCTCGGCAAGCTCTCGCGCACGCCCACGGGCGGAGTGCGCGTGCCGGCACGCGTGACGCGCAGCGGGGTGTTCCCGTACAAGCGCGCCGACGGCTCGACGGTGCGAGAGTACCGCCCGGCCGACGAAGTCTTCGCGGCGTCGTCGTTGGCGAGCCTTGCTGACTGCGCAGTGACGATCGCGCACCCCGCGAGCGGGCGTGTCACGACCGACAGCTTCAAGCGCGACTCGGTCGGCTACGTGCGCGACGGCGGGCAGCGTGAGGGGCAGTTCGTGTCCGCGCAGCTCGTCGTGCAGGACGGCGGCGCGATCGCGAAGATCGACGCGGGCGAGCTCGTCGAGCTGAGCTGCGGATACGCGTGCCGCCTCGACATGACGCCCGGCACGACGCCCGACGGCGAACGCTACGACGCTGTGCAGCGGGGCATCTCCTACAACCACGTTGCGCTGCTCGCGAAGGGCGGCGGCCGCGCTGGCCGTGACGTGGCCCTGCGCCTCGACAACGCGGCAGTCGCGATCGACGACGACGCGCCGAAGACCACCGACAACGAGCCCGACCGGGCGACGAGGACCGACTCCATGAAGACCGAACGCATCGACGGCGTGGACTACACCATCGGCAGCCCGGAGTGGGCGCAGGCGCGCGCGAAGCAGCAGGCCGCCGACGCGGCAAAGCTCTCCGATCTCACGACCAAGCTCGACACCGCCGAGAAGGCCGTCACCGCCGCGAAGGCGGAGCTCGACGGCGCGAAGGCCGCGCTCGCTGCGCAGGCCGCCGAGCTCGTCGCCGCGAAGGACGAGACGAAGCTCGACGCGAAGATCGCCGAGCGGGCGACGCTCATCGAGCAGGCGAAGCGCGTGCTCGGCGCGGGCGTGAAGCTCGACGGCAAGACCGCCGACGCGATCCGCCGCGAGGTCTGCACGAAGCTCGACGGCGCCGCGTGCGTCGAGGGCAAGGACGAGGCCTTCGTGGCCGCGTTCTTCTCGGGCCGCATCGCCTCTCTCGCGGCCTCGCAGCTCGCGGCCCCGCGCACCGACGCGCTCCCGGCCGCCGGCGAGAAGCCCGACCACAAGCGCTACCTCGTCCGCCCCGGCGACGTCTGAGCCGCAGACCTTCCACCGCACTCGCGATCACCTGAGCCGGAGACCAGAACACCATGGCAGCCAACCCGCAGACCAGCGTCACCACCACCCCCGCCCGCGCGCTCGCGGGTTCCATCGCCGACACGGGCGAGCTGTGCGACATCATCTCCGCGCGCGTCGACGCGACGGCCGGCATCAAGCCGGGGCTCGCGGTCCTGCGCACCGAGGGCGGCGACAAGGCCGCCGGCTTCCCGACGTCGTTCGCGTCCGACGCCGACGCGATCCTCACCGCGTACGCCACCGCCGCCGCGCAGCAGGTCATCGACACCGAGGCGAACGGCGTCATCGCGCTCGGGCGCATCTTCCCCGCGCGCAAGATCACCGTCACCCGGTCGGCGCACGTCGACCAGGACGCGGTCAGCGCGGTCCTGCGCTACCTGAGCAACGGCGTCCTGCAGTCGCAGACGCTCGTGTTCGCGAACGGCGGAGGCGACAGCTTCGAGTCGACCTACGACGCGGACCACTTCGTCGACCTCACGATCCCCGCGCAGGCGGGCGCGCTCGGCACGACGACGATCGGCGTCGCGGCGGCGACCGTCCTCACCGCCCAGGACGTGCTCGGCGTCAGCGTGCGCGACGCGAGCAAGACGCTCGAGTCGTCGCTGAGCTCGGACAACAACGAGCTCTTCGAGGACGAGACGCTGATGCCGGTGCTCAAGAAGGGCCGCATCAACGTCACCTGCGAGACGGCGTACCGCGTCGGGGACATCCCGTACGTGCGCCTCACGGCCGCGGGCGCCGAGCAGCTCGGCGGCTTCCGCACGCACGACACCGACAGCGGCGACGCCCTCCCCTGGACCGACGCGCGGTTCGTCTCGTCGGGCATCGCGGGCAGCGTCGGAGTCCTCTCCGTCATCGTTCCCTGAGCGCCGGTCCGGCCTCTGATCTCCTCCATCTCTCACGAGTGAGCACAGCACCATGATCATCCGAATCGACGGCAAGGAATACGAGGCGGGCACGCCCGAGGCGCGCTCGGCGCAGGTGCGTCTCGACGAGCTCCGCAACGACGCGTTCGCCAAGGAGCACCCCGAGCTCATCGAGCGCAACGTCCGCACGATCCGCAATAGCGAGGCGTGCGACAAGATCCGCAACGACGCGAACGCGACGGCGCTTCTCGCGCGCGATCTCGTGTTCGTGACGGCGGAGGTCGAGCGCAAGGTCTACGAGCGCTCGCGCTGCATGCAGTTCGTGCGGCCGGACACCTCGTACCCGCGCGGCGCGGAGAGCTACTCGCGCCGCCTGCTCGACCAGTCGGGCGAGGCGCAGGTCTCGGCGACGCTCGCCGGCGATTCGCCGCGCGTCGACGTCGCGGTCTCGGAGGGCCTGCTTCCCTTCCGCAACATCAAGGCGAGCTACGCCTACTCGATCGACGACCTCGAGCGCGCGGCGTTCTCGCGCACGCCCCTCGCGGCGTGGAAGCGCCAGGCGTGCATCGACGCCATCGCGCGCAAGATCGACCGCATCGGTCGCAGCGGCACGGCGCTCGACCCGAACGGCGTCGCGGGCCTCACGGGCTTCTTCAACAACGCGTTCGTCACGCTGCACACGCTCACGAACGGCGAGTGGCCGACGGCGACGGCGGCCGAGATCCTCGCCGACCTGCAGGAGCTCGAGGCCGCGATCATCGCCGCCGCGGGCGACACCCAGCCGGACGCGTACCGGCTCATCCTCCCGACCGTGATGGAGGGCCGCCTCGTGACGCTCGAGCACACCGCTCAGAGCGACATGACCGTCGCGAAGTTCTTCCTCGCCAACAGCCGGCTCATCAAGAGCATCGAGCGCTGGACCGCGCTCGACAGCCCGACGCCGACGGTGGGCTCCGTGGTCGGCGACGTCGCCGCGACGGACGCGCCGATGGCGATCCTCACGCCGATGGACCAGGTCCAGGCCGGCATCGAGTGGCCGATGCCCATCGCGTACGAAGAGATGCCGCCCGAAATCGAAAATTTCGAGTGGGTGGTCAACGCCCGCGCCCGCGTCGGCGGCGTCGAGTTCGTGCGGCCGTACCTCTCGATGTACGTCCAGAACCTCGACTGATCGCGCTCGCGGTCGTCTTCGGATTCTTGAGCCGACGGAGCACGCATGGCGACCCTGACGAACGAGTCCGCGCGCGGGCTCGGCCTACCCGGACGGCGAGGACCTGACGGCGCCATGCGCGACGCCCTCGTCCTGCCGTCTCACGCGAGCGTCGACGTGCCGGACTGGTACGTCGACGAGCTCGCGCTCGAGCGCGGCATCGCCTCGATCACCAACCAGCCCGGCGGCCTGCGTGTCACGCGCGCCGC